CCTGTCCACAGCGACAGCTTGTTGTCCAGCTTGTTGATCCGATCATCTCGGCCCTCGTCTTGCTCTGATCTGGCGTCTTCTCGCTTCAGCAGCAAATCGACTTTCGTTTCCAGCGCAACGACGGCGCGGAAGATTTCAAGGTGCGAGACTTGCTCGGCGGTGTCGGGCATAGCGAAGCCTGGCAACCTCTGGAGTCTATGCAAGCTCCCCTTAGCGGGCAGAACCAGCCTGTAGGTGGAGCAGCTTCATCGGTCCTTCGGGGGTGTTGATCTGGACGGCATAGCCACCGGCGCCGGTGTAGCCCATGTTGCGGGCGTAGCTCGCGCCGTTGATCAGGGTGATAGATGAGCCGCTCGGAGTTCCGAAGTCAATGCCTGCATGGAAGCTGCGGCCGAAGAGATTGCGCGGCCCGTAACTGCTGGTGACGCCGTAGGAACTCGGCGCACGGCCATTGATGCGGAGGTAACGATCGGCGTCGGCGGCGTTGATGCGGCGCCCATCGCTCCAGCGCGCATCGAGGTGCGGGCCGGTGCTGTCGCCGCTGCTGCCGGTGCGGGCGATCACGCCTTTCGTGCCGCCTGCGGTGTAACGGCCCTGGCTGTCGCGGCCGGTGCTCCAGTCGCTGCTCTCCTCGCCCTGCGTGCCGCACTCCACCGTCGTCACGTAGCCGCCGTTGGCGAGGTCGTGCGTGACGCTTTTCACGTTCCAGGTGCCGTCGACGTATTCGCGGAAGCCGGTGAGCGTCACCAGGCCCTCGGCGTTCACGTCTGGCCGGCCTGGCATCTGCAGGCTGATGCGCACCTCGCCCGCGCGCAGCGACTGCAGCCGGCTGTCGGCAGCCTTCTGCGCCTCGGCCTGGGTCTTGAACAGCTGCTTCTCCTCGAACGCCGGCAGCGAGCCGCCGGATTCGCCAGCGGTGTAGACCTTCTCCTTGTTGACGCTGCGATCGAGCCACTTCGCTTTCACCGCGCCATAGGCGCCGCGGTTCTTCAGCGTCGCCCGCCAGCTCGTCACCTCTTCCTGCTTGATGGTGACGTTGCCCGCGTTGTCCTTGTCACCCCGTGGCACCACCACCAGGCGGCCGTCGGCAGGCTTGATGGTCGCGCGGTACTTCTCCGCCAGGCGCGTGAGGAAGCTCTGGTCGCTCTCGTTGGTCTGATCCTCGTGCTTGATCTGGATGCTCGCCAGCTGGCCCTTGATGACGGCGGTGAGGTTGTTGCGCTGAGCGATCTCCTGCACCACCTGCCCGAGCGTCTTGTTGTGCCAGCTCTTCGTCTTCTGCTCCTTGACGAGCGTCGGCGCAGTGTTGCTCGCGGTTGCCTTGATGACCATCGAGCGGGGGCCCATGCCGAGCTCAACCTCATCGACGGCGAAGGAGCCCATGTAGACCGGCGTGCGGCCGCCGCTGCTGTAGCCCAGCCAGACGCGGATCCAGGTGCCGCTGTTGACGACGGGAATCTGCTTGTCGCGGTCGTCGAGCGTGATCTCCAGGCTGTCACTCTGCTGGCCCGCCTGATCGGTGACGCGCAGGCTCACCAGCCGATCGGCGATCAGCCGGGTGATGTCCCCGCCGTTCGCCTCGATCCTGAAGCCTGGCGTGCTCATGCTGCTCCGGTGCCAGGCGTTGCGGTCGGGCTCTGCTCCCAGATGCGGACCGTCTCGCTGGTGCTCGGCGCCGGAAGATCCGGCAGCAGGATCGTCACGCCCTCGGGAAGGATGGGCATGAGGTCGGCAAGGTTCGGGTTCGCCAGCAGCACCGCCTCGACGGTCTGCTGCGTGCGCTTGTAGTAGCGCCAGCAGATCTCATCGAGCTCGTCGAACTGGCGGGTGACGTAGAGCTGGCTCATGGCTGCAGGAGGTTGCGGACGGCGCCGGTGATGAAGGGATCGACGTCGAGCATGGTGGCGATCGTCGCGGCGTCGCGCGCCAGGTTGCCGAGCGCTGCAGCGCCGCCAGCGGAGCCGCCTAGTGCGGTGAGCATCGAGCTGGTGGCGGGCCGCAGGGCATTGAGGGCGACGCTCATCGACGGTGCGCCGCGGCCGAGCACCATCTGCTGCACGAGCTGCGCGGCGCTGATGCCAAGCTGATTCCAGACGCTTTGCTGAGCGGTGCTGAGCGGATCCAGGCCGAACGCGCGCAGGGCGGCGCCGACGTAGTTGTTGTTGGCGATCGAGTTGGTGATTGCGCCGAGCTGACCCAGGCTGAAGCCAGCGCCCTGGGCCTTCACAGCAGCTGCCGAGAACTGCGGGTTGCTCGCCCAGCTCAGCGACTGGAAGGCGGAGCCGGGAGCGGTGAGCGGCGCGAGGCCCGCGAGCGCGTTAGATGCAACGCCGGCATAGCTGCTGGCGTTGTTCATGCTGAGCGGGCTGGCGGCTTGCCCAGGGTTGTCCTCGACGTAGCGCACGAGCTGGATACTGAACCCGATCTGGCGGGCGCCGCCGCCCGGCGCAAAGGTGCTCAGCCCCTCGCGGATCTGGCGGATCGCCCACTTGCCGTAGACGCGGCCCAGGCCATCGGTGAGCATCTGCGGCTCGCCCTGGGTCGCCAGCTCGCGCAGCGTTTCCATCGTGGTCTGCCGGCCGGAAAAGCCGGGGAACAGCTGGCCATCGAGGGTGATCTCCTGGCTGCCGGGGCCGAGGAACTGCACCGCCGGATCACGCAGCAGCCGGTCCTGGCTCTCCCAGCGAAACTCGGCCGTGCGATCGAGCGTCTGCGGGACGCCGTTCGGCAGGTCGAACTGGAACGACCCCAGCTGAAAGAGCGGTCGGCTAGTCATTGAGCGCCACCCGATAGTCGCCGTAGGCGCGAGCGATCAGATCCTCGAAGGCCATGCGCACCTGATCGCGGATCTCCATCGCGTTGCCGCCCCCTGCATGGATGGTAACGGGGGCTTGGATGGTGACACCGCCGCCGCCTGCAGCAGGCCTGGCGATGCGCGGGATGATCGCCCCATCCATGCCAGGTACGAACAGCTCACGGCGCCGCTCGCCGACGATGTAGGGCTGGCCTGCGCGGACGGGGCCGCCGGTGGCGCGGCCGGGGGGCTGGGTTGTGGTCGGGGCAGCGCCGCCACCACCGCCGACCATGCCCTTGATCCGCCCCCAGGCCCCCGAGACCCAGCCGAACAGCTCGCCGGCCTTGGCCTTGAGGCCCTCGATGATCGAGCCGATGATCTTTTGGCCGATGCCGCTGCTGGAGAACAGGTTGATGATCATCGCCGGGATCGGGAACATCACCGCGAGGACTTTGGGCCCCCACGCGCGAATGACGCCGAGCGCCTGGTTGAAGACGCCGCTGATCCAGGTGGCGAAGCTACCCCAGAGCGACTGGATGCCGGCCCAGGCGTTGGCGCCAGCCTGCTTGACGGCGCCCCAGTTCTTCACCAACGCGTAGATCGCCACGCCGATCGCCACGATGCCGGCAATGATCAGCGTGATCGGGCCGGCCGCCACAGCGATCACGGTGCCGATGCCAGCGAGTACCGGGAAGGTAGCGGTGACCGCGCCGATAGCCGTGCCGATGGTGCCGATCGCGCTGATCACGCCAGCGATGATCGGCAGAGCCAGCACCAGGCCAGCAACCGCTCCACCGATCGCCACGACGCCGGTCATCAGTGCCGGATTGGCTGCCCCCCAACTGGCGATGCCTTCTGCAATCGGCGTGATGATCTCCGCCATTCGTGTCAGGGGCGGCAGGAGCGCAGTGCCGACGCTGATGCCCAGCCGCTGCGCGCTGTTCTGGAAGCTCGCCAGCGTGCCGGCAAAGGTTTTGATCGAGCGCTCATAGTCCTTGTCGACAGTGCCGGCAGCGGCCGAGCCGCCTGCCTCGCGCTTGAGCTTCTCGTACTCCTTCCGGTACTTCATCAGCGACATCAGGGCCAGCTTGGCCTCCTTGTCGCCGAAGATCTGACCCAGCTTGAAAGCGTCGCCGCCGGTCACTCGCTGCAGCTCGTTGAGTGCAGCCTCCATCGGGTTGACGCCCTTGGCCTTGGCGTTCTTCAGCACCTGCTCGATGTTGACGCCGAACTTCTTGAAGTTCTTCACCGCGTCCGGCGCGGTCATCTTCAGCATCGCGTCGGTGAGGCGCGTTGAGGCCTGGCCTGCATCGGGCGCATCCTTGCGCACCATCTGCATCATGCTCGCCAGGGCGATGGCGCCCTGCTTGCCGGTGATGCCGAGCGTCCCTGCCGCTGCAGCGATCGTCGGCATGAATTGCGCCATGTCCTTCAGCTCGAAGGCGCCCTGCTTGCCGGCGAACGCCAGCGCATCGAAGGTGGCCTTGAGCTCAGTCGGCCGGATCTTCAGCGCGTTCTGCAGCTGGAAGCCGGTCTTGGTGACGTCGGTCAGCTCGGAGTTGGTGGCGGTCGCCACGCGGCCGAGCGACTCGATCGACGCCACTGCATCCTTCAGCTCGAGGCCCTGGGCCACAAGGTCCTGCACGCCCTCCGCCAGGATCTTCGGGCCGAGGTTCGTGCGGTTGCGGCCGGAGAGCGCCAGCAGATCCTTGCCGATGCCTTTGAGCTGATCGCCGCTGACGTTCGCGGTCTTGCCGATCTCGCTCAGCACCTGCTCGAACTGCGCGGCCGCCTTGACGCTGGCCACCATGCCCACGCCAATCGCTGCAGCGCCGGCTGCGGCTTGCTGCCACAGCGCGTTGTCGAACATCCCCTTGAAGCCCTTGCGGCCGGCAAGGGCCGCATCGTTCATCGTGCGGTTCACGTTCCGCCCGAAGCTCGAGACCTGCGTCTGAGCTGCACGAAGCGACGCGCCAAGGCTGCCGGCGATCTTGCCGCCGATCTCAACCGTGATCTTCTGCGCGCCGCCCCCGATCATTTGCCTGTCACCTGCTTGTTGATCTCAGTATTGACGATCTGGGCTTGCTTGAACCAAACCCAGAAGTCATCCACTTCCAGCTCCAGCACTTCGGCCAGACCCCAGCCGGTCAGCCTCGACAGGACGATGATCGCCTGCCTCAGCTGCTCCTCTGCGACCTGGCCGACTTGAAAGCCGCGACCTGCGCCTCGCACTTGTCCCAGTCGAGGCCGTCGAGTTCGAGCACCTCATCAGGCGTGATCTCACACAGGTTCGCCACCAGGGCGATGCCCATTTCAGCCTCGCTGCCGCCGCCCTTCTGCGCCGCCATGATGTCGCGGACCTTGGGGCGGCGCATGACCAGGTGCTTCACCTCAACGCCGCTGATCTCAATCGGGAAGTCGAGTTCGATCTTCGCGGTGTTCGGATGCAGGTTCTTCGTCATTCAGATCAGACCCCGATCGCAGCGCGGATGGTTTCAAGCTGATCCACGCCGCTGATGCGACGGATCATGTTCACCTTGTCGACCTCGACCAGCTCGCGGCCGCCGACGGTGAGCTTGAAGTAGCGCAGGCTGTAGGCGAAGGTGCCGGTGCTCATGTCGCCCGAGGTCCAGTCGCCCGGATCGAGCTCCTTGATCACGCCGGTCATGTTCACCACCACCGGCACGGCAGCCTCGCCATCACGACGCATGGCGCCGCGAGCGGTGAGCTGTGCGTCGGCGGAGGCCAGGCCGAACAGGGCAATGATGTCGGGGTTGTACTCGGCCA